GGTGGAGCCGGCCCGAAGGTATCCGCGCTGACGGATCCGCCGCGCCAGATGCGCGACCCGAACCCCCCGATGTGGCAGTGCGTGCACAACGTCGATCAGCCGTCGTACGCGCTGAACATCGTCTCGTCGCTCGCCTACCACCGGAACTCGGACCTGCTGGCGTCCGGCGGCACGGACGACGACGACTGGCTGTCGGCCAACTGCTTCGCGCACGCAGCCAACTGGATCGTGGGCCACAAGCCCATGGCATGGGAGGAACGGACGAACATCGAGGGCTACACCCCGATCGTCGACCGCGCTGGGACCGCTCGAGCGACCAACCCGTTCAGCGCCAACGCTCTCGACACCGGAGGGGTGGGGCCGACGTTCATGGCCTTCTTCCGCGACCTCTACCGCGCGCAGGGCGCGCTGGCCGGCAAGTACCTGATCGACGGCCAGATGCAGCGCCCACTGCAGGTGGACTACGCCGACGCGCAGGTGCAGATGCAGCCGAACCCCGGCAAGGATCTTCCGACGGCAGTCCAGATCCCGGGGATCATTCCAAACATCATCAGCAGCACGTTCACCTACTACCCGATCGGCGCGCAGGACGCGTTCTTCAACTTCCAGAACACGAACAACCTCGTGCCCGCGGTGCTACACACGGTCTGGAAATCGGACATCGACGACTCGATCGCGGTGATCCTGGTGAACTGGACCGGCGCCCCCGCGGACTGGGAAGGGACGGTCGACCCGACGCTTTACGGTCTCACGTCAGGGGTAACCGTCACCCGAAAGCGACTCGGTGTGGCAGATGCAGTCCTCGGGCCGGCGTCCGGCACGTTCACGATCCGTTCGGATGCGACGTCGGGTGGAAACGTGTACATCGGTCACCTTCCGACGCGCAGCATCACGGTGCTCGTCCTCAGCAACTGATCGCAGTCGACGTGCGAGTTCACGGAGCATCCGACGCAGGTCCGATTCCATCGGCACGTTCGATACGTACTCCAGGGTCCGTGCGATTTCGGTGATGACTACCATGGCTCATGCCTCCGTGTTGCGGAGGTGTACCGTACTCTCTCTGCACGATCAACCGGGCCACTTGGTTGTCGTTGTTGTAGACGGCTCCTTGCATGGCATCGAGGGTCACGTCGAGGCAGGACGGTAGGTCGCGGCGCCGGCCCGCGAACCCCTTGGGGCGCGGCCGGAGGTAGCGCACGGTGACGTCCATGAGGTCGACCCGGGGGTACAGGGTGATCTCGACCTCAACGTCCTCGGCGGGCCAAGGCACGTACTTGAGGGAGCACTGCAGGTAGAACTGCATGGAGCTCTGAGCCTCGAGCGCCGCGCGCTTGGGGCGGCGGCCACCAGCTTCCCTGCTGTTCTTCTTCGACAGCGGGATGCTGTAGCGGAACCGGATCGAGCGTACAGGGGCTTGCATCCGGCCAATCGTAGCGTACGATCACGTCCTGACTCGGAGCCGGCCGATTCCCTACGGCTCTAGGACACGTCATCTTTCTCTCCACGACGACGCGCGGCCTAACCAACCGCACCCGCAGCTTGCGCCCAACCACGAGCTGCGAAGCCGGAAGCATTCCCTCGGTGCTTCCGGCTTTTTTTGTGCCCACGGCGATCGGAGCTTCTCCTATCTCTGGCCGAGCGCTCCGCGTGGCGTCGCGCTCGGCATCTCAGATCCTCGCTCGCTTCGCTCGCTGGATCTCCTCCTCCCCACCCGCCGCCGAAGCCTAGCACAGGCGCGTCCAAGTCGGTAGTCGAAACGAGCGTAGCGAGCGACAAAAAAGTCGCGCAAGCGACACCCCCACCTAGAGCACTTAGTGTGCTAAGAGTGTTAGAGCACTTAGAGCACTTAGTAGGGGGCGCTTGCGCGCGTTTTTTTGGGCTCGCTTCGCTCGTTTCGTGAGCCGCCGTTCTGGGCGGGCTATTCTGGAGAGGGTGAGGAAGCGTCCCGACCAACACGACCTATCCGACCTGGAACGGAATACGGCGTTGGCTTCGCCTAGCCACCATCAGCTGATCCACGCCTGCCGGGTGGTGGCTTACGCGTTGCTCGATCACAGCAAGTCGGCCGACCCGGGCGACATCGCCCTTGAGCTTGGGCTGGAGAAGCGGACCGTCGCGAAGATCTTGCAGTCGGACGAGTTTGCCGAAGTCCTGCGGCAGGTCACGCACGACCAGACATCCAAGCTGATCGCACGAGTCGTAGACAAGCTGGCCGTTGCGGTCGATGATGCGGACCCGATCAAGCATGCCTCGGTCCTGGAACGGATCGGCGGCTTCCTGCTCAAGGTGCGTACGGCGTACGCGAAGTCGGATGCGAAGGCCGACGAGAAGGAAGCCGAGCAGCAGCTCAACACCTTCCTGAACTCGCTGAAAGTCGCAGATGCCCGAGTCCGAAGTCTCGACCCCCACGCTGACGAAGAAGACGCTCCCGCTGCCGGCGAACGACCGGTTGCTGATCCTCCCTCCGATCCACGAGCGGAAGACCAAGGGCGGCGTGATCCTGGCCCCGAAGGTCAAGAGTGACCACCGCTTCGCCGTGGTGCTCGCTGCGGGGCCTAACGTGAAGCACGTCCAGCCCGGCGACATCGTCGCCTTCAACCAGTCCGAGGGAAGCCCGCTCCCGATCGGCTCGTTGTTCGATGTGAACACCCCGACGGTGCTGGCGATCATCGAGGACGACGTCGAGGCGCGGTACCCCTACGAACGGTTCGCTGAGGCCTGCGAGTCTCTCGACATCGAGTTCGATCTGTCGCAGGTCCAGATCCAGCGATGATCCCGGCCCGCGTCGACCTCGAGGCGCTCGGGTACGAGGCGCACGACATCGACCGCCTCGTGGCGGCTCGGAAGGTCGTGAGCCCGTTGCCCGCCGAGCGCCGCGCCGACGCGATCCGCGCTATCCTCAAGCAGCTCTGGCCCGAGGAGCGCGAGCGGTTCCAGAACACAACCTGGATCACGAACAAGGACGGCCGCGTCCAGCGCCTGACCCTGAACTACGCCCAGGAGCGCTTCTGGGAGACGATCATCGAGCCGAGCCGGAGGCACCGCGACCCGGTCCGCGCGATCGTGCTCAAGGGCCGACAGCTTGGCTACTCGACCCTGATCCAGTGCCTCCACTACTTCTGGTGCTACGAGCACCCGAACCGGAACGCCATGACGATCAGCTACGACGATCCGTCATCGCGCGACCTGTTTTTCAAGGCGTGGTTCTGCAACGACATGCACTGGGCACCGCGTCCCGTGAAGCAGCAGAGCCAGAAGCTGTTGCGGTTCGAGAACCCGCACAACTCGACGTTCTACGTCGACACCGCCGGCAACGAGCGCGCGGGACGCGGCAAGACGTTCCAGCACCTGCACTGCTCGGAGATCCCGATGTGGACGAACCCGGAGCCGGTGATCGCGGCGGCGCACAACGCCGTGCCTCGCTTCCCGTTCACGACGATCATCTGGGAGTCGACGGCGAAGGGGCAGGCCGGCCCGTTCTATCGGCAGTGGTGCGCGGCCGAGGAAGGCGAGGGCATGACCCCGTTCTTCGCCCCGTGGTTCTGGGACCCGAAGTACCGCGCCGAGTTCCGCAGCTCCGAGCACGAGACCGTGTTCATGCAGCGGATGAGCCGCGAGGACCGGAACTACATGCGCAAGTACGATCTGACCCCCCAGCAGATGCTCTGGCGCGCGGGCACGATTCGCGAAGAGTTCACAGGCAAGGCGATCATGTTCCGGCAGGAGTACCCGGCGACTCCGCACGAGGCGTTCCTGGCGTCCGGCTCGCCGGTGTTCAACGGCGACCGCATCGACGAGATGCTGGTGAACTGCTGCGCGCCCGAGCTCGTCGGTGAGATCGGGCTGCTGCGGGAGGACGCGTGAGCCGTCGCGTCGAGCTCATCGAAGCCCGCGGCGGGGGGCTCCGTATCTGGGACCGAGAGATCGAGGGGCTCCAGTACGTGGTGGGCGCCGACGTGGCGGAGGGCATCGTGCGCGATGCCGGCAACGTCTCGCGCTCTCAGATCACCACGCGCGACGAGCGCGACTTCTCGGCCGCCATCGTGCTCGAGGTGCAGAGCGGAGCGCACGTCGCATCCTGGCACGGGCTCGTCGAGCCGCACCGCTACGCGTCGATCCTCGCGGCGATCGGGCTCATGTACAACACGGCGATGATCGTCCCGGAGCGCAACGGCCCGGGCATCGCGGTGGTCCACGCGCTCGTGAACACGATCCGGTACCCACGGCTCTACGTGGACAAGTTCTTCGACCCGGCGCTGCGGGGCGACCCCGAGGCGAACATCGGGTGGCAGACGAACCGCGTGAGCCGCAAGCTGCTCATCAGCCGCATCCACGAATGGCTCGAGGACAAGCGCGCGACGACCCGCGACGCGGCGCTGCTCAAGGAGATGCGCTCCGTGCAGCTGGACCGCACCGGCGTCGAGCGCGCCCAGGGCCTCGACAAGGACGACCGGGTCATGGCCCTTGGGATGGCGCTCCAGGGACGCTTCGAGCTCCTGACGAACCACCTACAGCGCAAGCAGCAAGACAAGCCCCTGACCGAAGACCAGCGGCACTGGATCGAGGTCAAGAAACACCTCAACGAAGGCGATCGAAGCAAGCATGTCCGAGTTCACACAGGTGGTTACGGTAGTCTCCCTCGCATCACTCGCGATGGGTGTGATGTTGGCCACCTCACTCCTGGTGTGGGTGCTGGGGACCGTCCTCCGCGGGTCCTTCCGCCAGTTTTCCGAGGTGGTCGACTCCTTCCGTAGCACCCTTGAGCCGCTCGCGAAGATCCAGGAGCGACTCCAGGACCGCGAGCTTCGGGTCGCCGAGCGTGAGCAGGAGTTCGACCGTGCGCTGATGCGCTACATGAGCGACTCTCGTAGGCAGGTCATCCCGGTCGACGACGATACGATGGACGCATGAAGATCACGCCGCAGAACGAGAGCCGGATCGAAGGCCGGTCGATCACGATGAAGAAGCCTCGTGGTCGATTCGCCAACGACACCGAGGCTCTGTCCTTCCTGAACGAGAAGGCGTCGTTCACGGGGCGCGTGCGGGACCCCGCGCACCTCACGCTCCAGCGGCAGTGGTTCCTGAACATCTGCTACTTCGCCGGGATCACCTTCGACAGCTACGAGGACTTCCGCGATGTCGACCCGTTCCTGATCCCGACGAGCGGTGCGTTCCGCGCGAACTTCATCCAGCGGTTCGTGCGCTACATGGTGGCGCAGCTGACCAGCGGCAACCCGCAGATGTCGGTGATCCCGAAGGGCACCGAGCCCGAGGACATCTTCGGGGCGCAGGTGGCCGAGAACCTGCTCGCCTACTACGAGCGGATGCTCGACATCCCGGGCATGCTGCAGGAGGAGGCGTACTGGCTGACGGTCACCGGCAACTGCTTCAAGTATTGCGACTGGGAGGCGCGCGCCGGCCGCAAGCTCGAGATGTACACCAACCCGTTCTCGGGAGAGCCCGAGTTCGCGGACGACCTCGACGACGAGTCCAAGGCGGTCCTCAAGAAGATCGGCAAGCGGAAGGTGCGTCGCGAGGGAGCGATGCAG